AACCTGCACATAGTAGATTTTGCCGGTGCGTTTGCCGGGCTGGGTGAGCCTGGCCTGGAGCTCGCCGTCGTTGGTGAGCACCATCAGCCCTTCGCTGTCGCGATCGAGTCGGCCTGCGGCATAGACCCCCTGAACGGGGATGTAATCCTTCAACGTGCTGCGTCCGGCTTCGTCGGTAAACTGCGGCAGGACATCGTAAGGTTTATTGAACAAAACGACGCGTGTTGGCGCGCGTTGCTTGCGCGGTCTGGACGCTTGTCGGGTGCTGAATCGTTCAACCCGGTGATTTCTAAAAGAAGTTTTCTGCATGGTATTTTCAGACGTTATCAATTGCCGCATTATAGCCTAATAACGAATGCCTTTCATGGCGCCAGACATTCAGGTACTATCGGTGGGCTCATTACAAATTATTAACATAAGATCAGTAACAACCAGAAGCGCTCGAAGGAGAGGTTAATGGAAAGCAAAGTAGTTGTTCCGGCGGAAGGTAAAAAGATCACCCTGCAAGACGGTAAGCTGAACGTTCCAAACAATCCGATTATCCCGTTCATCGAAGGTGACGGTATCGGTGTTGATGTAACCCCAGCGATGCTGAAAGTGGTGGATGCCGCTGTTGAGAAAGCCTATAAAGGCGAGCGTAAAATTTCCTGGATGGAAATTTACACCGGTGAAAAATCTACCCATGTTTACGGCCAGGACGTCTGGCTGCCAGCTGAAACGCTGGACCTGATTCGTGACTACCGCGTTGCCATCAAAGGCCCGCTGACTACCCCAGTTGGTGGCGGTATTCGCTCCCTGAACGTTGCTCTGCGTCAGGAACTCGACCTGTACGTCTGCCTGCGCCCGGTACGTTACTACCAGGGTACCCCAAGCCCGGTTAAACACCCAGAACTGACCGACATGGTTATCTTCCGTGAGAACTCCGAAGATATCTATGCGGGCATCGAGTGGAAAGCGGACTCCGCAGAAGCCGAAAAAGTAATCAAGTTCCTGCGCGAAGAGATGGGCGTGAAGAAAATTCGCTTCCCTGAACATTGCGGTATCGGCATCAAGCCGTGTTCCGAAGAAGGCACCAAGCGCCTGGTTCGTGCAGCGATTGAGTATGCAATCACCAACGACCGTGACTCTGTGACCATCGTTCACAAAGGCAACATCATGAAGTTCACAGAAGGTTCGTTCAAAGACTGGGGTTACCAGCTGGCGGCGGAAGAGTTCGGTGGCGAGCTGATCGACGGCGGCCCATGGCAGAAGATCAAGAACCCGAACACCGGCAAAGAGATCATCATTAAAGATGTCATCGCCGATGCGTTCCTGCAGCAGATCCTGCTGCGTCCGGCTGAATATGACGTTATCGCCTGTATGAACCTGAACGGTGACTACATCTCCGACGCCCTGGCGGCGCAGGTTGGCGGTATCGGTATCGCACCAGGCGCGAACATCGGTGACGAGTGCGCCCTGTTCGAAGCGACCCACGGTACCGCACCGAAGTATGCTGGCCAGGATAAAGTGAACCCAGGTTCTATCATCCTCTCCGCAGAAATGATGCTGCGTCACATGGAATGGTTCGAAGCCGCAGACCTGATCGTTAAAGGTATGGAAGGAGCGATTAACGCCAAAACCGTTACTTACGATTTCGAACGTCTGATGGAAGGCGCTAAACTGCTGAAATGTTCAGAGTTTGGTGACGCGATCATCGAAAACATGTAATCCAGATTCTGGGTTGTATGCAAACGGGAGCCTGTTGGTTCCCGTTTTTTATTATTAGTTTTCGAACGGTTATCAAAAGTTTATCAAAACAAGTTATCAAAACCCCACCCCAAAATCCTATATCGCGATTGTCGTCCAGTCCTTCCCACGGTCATCATGATAGCCATCAGTCTGCTGCTGAGACCTATGCCCAAGAAGCTCTTTCGTGTTCACACCCTGCGCTTTATATAACCTTTCCGCTAAAGAACGCTGCTCGTGAAAAGTAGACGGCGTCTTGCCTTCTTCCAGTGGTATCTCTGCTTTGTCACGTGCCTTGCTGAAATTTGTGGTCAGCGTATTGGATCTAACCTGCGAGCCTCGTTCTGCTTGAGAGGTGGCTCTGAAAAAATGAACCAGATAAGGGCTGACCGCATAATCCCTGCAACGAGAAATTATATCCCGCAAACTCCAGTTTATTGCGTTGAGGCGAAGCGAGAGGGGGATGGCAATTTTGCTCCCTGTCTTTTCCTGAAGTACGTGCAGGTGATCATCCCAGACATCGCTAAACTTCATATTGGAAATATCACCGAGGCGCTGGCCCGTCACCAATGCCAGCAGCATTGCATTCCCCATATATTGATGGGTGCTGTCTGCAATATCGAAAATCCGCTGCCATTCCTCCAGGCTGAGGCGCTGGCGGGTAATTTTCCGTCGGGGTTTTTTAGTTGCTGATGCAGGATCGTAACCCGGAGGAACCTCACCCGCATGCTGCGCTTCTTTAAAAATATCAACCAACACCGTCCGAACTACTTGGGCCATTCGCGGCTGACCGGCTGTGACATACTCATCGAGCAATTGGGCAATATCGCGGACATCAACTGATGGCAGCAACTTCATCCCGACACGCTCTCGCAATAACGAAACCGGTTTGTTTTTCTGTTTGAACGTGTTCAGCTTGATATCGCCCGTCGCCAGACGCTCTTCCTGAATTTTCCAGTATCGGTCGAGCCATGTTGAAACCGTGATGGCTTTGCCTTTGCTTGTGGCGATCCTGTCACTGATCGCCAAAATCTGCCGTGTTCTCTGTTCCGCCAGGCGCGCGTTAGCTTCAGTAGCGATCGCGATAGCTTCTGCCTCGTCGGTGCCGAGCGCATGGAACTTACCGGTGACGGGATGTTTATAGCGCCAGTAAACCTTATTCACCTTCCTGCTATAGAGAGGATAAAGGTTCGGAATAGAAACATTGTTTTTACGTGGTCGGGCTGCCATCAGCAAGAATCCTCTGAAGTATTGGCGAGTCAGTCTTAAGGATATTCGGCTTAGCTAATTCGCCTACAAGTTCTGCATCTTCCCTTACTCGCCATTTTCGACCCTGTTTCATGGCTGGTGGGGAAAACAGATTTTGTTTAGCGTATCGGCGCAGAGTATTTAAAGCTGGCGGACTGCTCCGGTATTTCTCTGCTGCCCATTCCTCAAGCGTGAGCATTTGCTTCATGGCTTATTCTCCACTTTACCGGCTGCACCCGGTCACTCTTTAAAAATACAGGTCCCGCAACCATTGCGGGACCAGTCACAACAGTTACCACACAGGTTTACTTCTTTGGCTGAGAACCCTCTAACAGAGAGGATGGTGTGCCGTGAGCAGAGCAGGCATTAAGTACATTACGGGCATGTTCCACATCACTATCGCCATATACGTTGTTTTTCAGCACCGTATTCTCTGCAACCAACGCTTCGGCAATGTCACGAGTACGACGAAGTTCCATGACAGTCACCTGAACTGCATAAGCGAAGTTTGCGCAAGGGAAGTTGCGATCAACTTCAGCATCGCGCTGCATACGAACTGCAACTGCTATCAATTCATCCAACTGTTCGCCGGTCATTGGTTTACTGGTTGTCATTATTCGCTTCCTGCTGAAGTTTATGCTGCTTAACGAAGTGGGCCACTGCTTTTGACTGGCTGGTAACCACACCGTTGAGGTTCACGTTCTTGCCGCGGTATATAGGGGCCGACCCGATATCTTCGCCACCGAGTGAAACGTAAAGGATTTTCCCGCGCACCTCAGCAGAAGGGATTGGCTGAGACAGTCGGTATGTTTCACGCGCTTCAGCAATCGCTTTGTGTTCGTCGATAATGGACAAAGCTTCTGCCAGCGCAGCACCCTGGATAGTGAAAACACCTTCGTCACTGATTTCAGCCAGGGCCATCAGTTCCACGAAACGCCGCGCATTCTTGATGCTGAGTTCTGGAGCGATAGCGCTGCGGGTAACTTTCGTTTTACCTTGGGCGGCCGCGACTGCTTTATCGTGCTGCAGCACTTCTCCAGCCTTTTCGCCGTACTCTTTTACGCGATCAACAGCAACATCAACGGAGACGGCCCCGGATTTAACTTCCTGTTGTACGTCATAATTTGCGGTGCTTAGCGTCAGTAATTTTTCAACCGTACCGACTGACTTATTGACCAGCTTCGCAATCTCGCTGGTGGTCTGGTTAAAGGCGTTGTGCAGTTCCTGAATAACTGCAGCCTGCTCAATATCGGAAAGGGGCAACTGGTTATTGCTGGTCATGATCCTCGCCAGGCGCTGCACATCGTTTCCGTTAAACGGCATGATGTGAATGCGGTCTACTGGCTTACCGGCTGCACGGCAGCGCTCATAGCAGCGGCGACGGCGGTGACCTTCAACGACCCAGACCCCACCTTCATCACGTGCGATAACTTCCAGTGGAGGGACCGAACCACCGTTCATCAAGTAGGTGAACAGTTCGTCGTCAGCCTGGATGGTTCGTTCATCGTCGTCATGACGCTTGTTGAAACCTGCGCGAACGTGGATATCGTCGAGGCTGATGAACATCCCGGTATCAGTGCGCTTGATAGTCCCGTCGCGGGACATCTGCTTGAATGAGTTAGCCATCAGAGCGCCACCTCGTTATTGAGGCAAATGACCACAGCAGGCAGTTCACGTATTTCTCGCTGCGCTTCCAGCAAATGCATATTGGTTGGTGTTTTAGTGTGGCGTTCTTCGATACGGTCACACTCTTTGGCCCAGCTGGTTACGTCTTCACGAAGAGTAGCGTTCTGCGTGGCCAGCTCTTTGCGCTGTGACATGGCTTCACAAAGAGCAACGCTGGTATAGTCCAGACGGTTAGCCAGTTCGGTCATGATCCCGCGATAAGCCGCGGTAAGGAGAGGGGCCGCTTTGCGGGCAGCGTCGATCAACTGCTCTCTGGTCATGCGTGGTTGCAACTCGGTGACGGTCTGTGCGTTCGTCATGGTTAGTTTCTCCGTTATATACGCGTCCTGCACGACGCTGAATTTTGGTTGCACGAATCCCGCGCCTTACGGCGAGAGAAAATGATTTCGGTTCGCTTTAATAAGCACCCAGGGTAGGGCACTTAATGAAGCGGGCGACTGTCATCGCCGGTTAGTTCTCCACACAGCTGGAAGCGCACTCCAGCGTTTCACACCTGTCACCCATAACTGATGGATTAAGGAATGCGCTTCCAGCTGTGAAAATGGGCGGTCGGCATTAAGGACATTCACAACTACCGACCGCCAAGACTACACACAGCTTTCGTTACTACGGGTTACCACGCTGGCTACGTGATATTGGCGCAGCATGCAGGATTCGAACCTGCGACCCACGGCTTAGAAGGCCGTTGCTCTATCCAACTGAGCTAATGCCACAACAAAAAGAGCACTACCGCGTTCTGCCGTTCCATCCTGGCTTTTGGTACTGCAACGGCTGCGAGATGTTTTTTGCATGCCAGCGCTCTTTTGGTTATGGCCTCGTCTCTTCCGAGGTGTCACACCTAACCGCCACGCTGGTGAAACGTCTCTGACTGTCGTTCGTGCCTGGCTTGCACATTACGGCTACCCGGCATGGAAAGTAGCTTGAAGGAACCCTGCCGGACCGCTGCGACACATGTGCCATATGCCGTACTGCAAAAGCGCCTGTCTTTTCACCACATCAGGCTCGGTGGTATTCTTGGAGTTCTCACACAACCAAGAATTTGAAAATCATGAGCAATCCGTTATCCAATCTTCAGTTGGATGTTTGGTACAAGGTGGTGATCGTCATTTGCACGGTCGTATTCCTCTCTACTGCTGGCGGACTACTACCAAAACTTCCTACCAACTCCGCGCTTCTTATTTCTCTTGGCGGCGTATTTTTTTGCTGTGGTGAATGGAAAAACCATCCACGATACACAGTTGTTGAAGAGGCTATGGGCCAGAGATTTCTTGGCACTGGCTTCAAGCGCGCATTCAGTGTCACCGGTACGATTCTTTGCATGATTAGCGCATACCTGATCTACAAAGGAATCATGCCACTTCTCTAAATCACAACCGCACTTAGGGCACTTGCTATAAACAGGACTGAACTTCATCCCATCTGGGAGATTAATCACCTTTCTGTTTGCGCTTGTGCTCATCACCACTTCCCTCTTGTTGCATATGCCGATCTTCCTTACTCACCGCCTGCTGAAGCTGATAGTTCCTGCGGTACGAGATAAATGTAGGATAACTTACCTTTGGCTGTCAACAGATAAAGTAGGAAAACTTACATTGAGGGGTGAAATAAAACCGACGTGATGTCGGTTCTATGAGGGCGAGGTCTTAGAGGTCGGTAACTACTTGCTTAACAACACCGACAATTTTACAGTTTCCATTAACTTCCATCACACGATAGTTAGGGTTAAGCGGAACCAAATACTTTAACGGGCCGTCAATAACAAACTTTTTTAAAGTGGCCTCAGCTGATCCAACTACCTGAGCCACCACGATTTTCCCATTAACTTCTTGTGCGCTTCCGTAGTCAGGGTCAACCACCACGAATGAACCTTCCGGAATGCTGGGGGCTCCATTCGGATTCGTCATTGAATCACCTCGAACGCGTAAAGCGAACCCTTCATCAGAGATACAAGCAGTAGTAAATATCCATTCAGAGATATCATTCTCTGTAATGGGGGCTCCGCTTTCAGTCCACTCTCCTGCTTGAACCCATGATAAAACTGGAATTTTTTTTACGCCAAACTTCTCGGTTGGTTTGAAATGAACCTCTCCGGAATCAGCGTCACCATTACCGGTAATTATCCACTGAGGGTTGGTTTTCAACGCAGCCGCTAGTGCCTGAAGGTTCGCTCCTCCAGGTTCGTAGTCTCCCGACTCCCACCCAGTAACAGTCACGCGGCTTACTCCAATTAACTTGGATACAACCGCTTGGGTAAGCTTTAGCTCTTTTCGCCGAGCGCGTATGCGTTCATTCATTTTCATGTAGGTAATCCTACCATTTTATGATGTAGGAATCCTTGACCAGTTAATGTAAGATATCCTACTATCATGATGTCTGTTTCTCTTACATATGGAGTGAAAATGAAAAAAAATGATGTGATTTCTTACTTCGGAAGTGTCGGCAATGTGGCAAAGGCTTTACACATCTCTCACGCTTCAGTTTCTGGGTGGGGAGAAGTAATTCCAAAAGGCCGCGCTTTTGAAATTCAAGCATTAACAAAAGGCAGTCTCAAAGTTAACCCTTCACTTTATTTAAAGGCTAATTCATCAGCCGCTTAATTATAACTACCAAAGGAAAAACAAAATGGTAGACAGCATAAACACAGCGATTCGCCTGATGTGTAAGGCACATAAAAATGGTCGTGTCGGTATGGCAGCCGATCTTGGTATGACCATCGATCAGTTTCACAACCATATGTACCAGAAGTGCAGCAGCCGGTTTTTTACCCTGGCTGAACTGGAAAAGATGCAGTCAATTTCTAAGACCTCTCACCTGGCTGAGTACTTTGCAGCGCAGTGCGGAAAACTGCTGGTGGATATTCCGGCTCCGGGCAGCCTGGACAACGTTGATCTGTATGAGCTCGATATGAAGGCGACGGCGGCAGCTGGCGAACTGGCATCAGCAAAGATGGCTGCAGCAGCAGATGGTGTGATTGACCGGAAGGAACGTAAGACCCTGTCGGATTTATTTAACAACAAGCTTCGTCACCAGATACACGGGTTTCTTGGCTTCATGGCGCTTTATGGAGTGGGCGTATCGGATCAGGCAGTGGATGTTTTTATTTCAACCGGCAGAAAAGGTGACGCCCCGAGTGTGCAGCTCGAGGCGTCGGGCGCGCCGGTTCTTTAGTGGAGAAACTAACGCATGAACAGTTTAAACCGATTCAGGCCAGCGAAGCAATTCAGATGCCTGCCGCTGGTTGGGAAAGAATCCCCGTTCGGCTATGTGGGAATAGTATCCGGCGATAACGGAGACAACAACTACCAGCCATGTGCAGAAATGGTAGCCGCATTTGCTCTGATGAACGAGAAGGGGCGCGAAGAATGGCTGAAGTTGACCGCAGGTTCCGAGACCACCGAGGAATCCCTGTACGGGTTATCCGATGGGAGCCAGATACACGACGCGTTATATACCTTCGCGAAGGGTACGATCATGAGTGCTTCAGCCCTCTTGAGCAATTCCAGCGCAAATTTACAGAGTTAAAGGACTGCCATGAGCCTGTTAATGCCATCCCGGCCAATAGTGATAAACCCTGACCTTGCGTACAGCATTGGCCTCAATGAGGCCATTGCGTTGCAGCAGGTGAACTACTGGCTGAAAGAGACAAACTCCGGCCTGGAGCGCGACGGCGTGCGCTGGATCTATAACACCAACGAGCAGTGGCTGGAGCAGTTCCCGTTCTGGTCAGAATCCACCCTGAAGCGCACCTTCACCCGCCTGAAGACTCTCGGCGTGCTCAAAATTGAGCAGCTGAACAAGTCCCAGCGCGACATGACGAACTACTACACGATCAACTACGAAAGCGAGCTTTTAGATGAGGTCAAAGTGACTAAATCGAAGAGTTCAAAATGCGCTCGTCCATCAGGTCAAAATGAACCGATGGAACAGGTCAGTGTGAAACGCTCCATCGGGTCAAAACGAACCGCTGTCATCAGGTCAAATTGCACTGATGTTCTTACAGAGAATACAACAGAGAGTACTACAGAGAATAAAACCCCTTCTTGTCCGGTTGCGTCGCAACCAGACCCTGAGGTTTTGATCACTGACAATGCCATTCTGGTGTTAACCCATCTCAACCAGGTCAGTGGATCGCGTTATCAGAAATCAAAAACCTCTCTTGAGAACATCCGGGGCCGCTTGCGAGAGGGGTTCAGTGTTGACGACCTGAAAATGGTTATCGATTTGAAGCATGAGCACTGGAGCGGTAACGACGACCAGTATCAGTACATGCGCCCTGAAACGCTGTTTGGACCAAAGAAGTTCGAATCTTATTTGCAAAGCGCATCCCGCTGGGACAGCAAAGGGCGGCCAAAACGTCAGGACTGGGAAGGGCAGCGTAAAACCTCTGACGTGATGAGAATTTGCACTCCAGATAAAACAATCCCTGCTGGTTTCAGAGGAGCAAAATAATGAGCCTTATGAAAACACTCGAAATATTTATTGCCGATAACCCTGGCTTAACCAGCCGTGAGATTGCAGACGCTTTCGCAGATTACAGCATCGACTCTGTTCAGCGTACTGTCTGCCGTCTGCATGATTTCAACTTCACCACCCGCGAATTGGTTGGTTCTCAGTACCGCTACTACGCAGTGAACGCTTCAGCTGGATGTGGTCAGCCTATTCAGCGCGTAGACACCGGGGCCGCCGATTTGATGAAGAACGCCAAAGCTCTACAGGAAAAGGGTCTGTACCGTAGGGCCGCCTCTCTCTGGCTTGAGGCATTCCAGTGTTCAGATCTCATTACCGAACGCGAACGTTGCCTGAAAGAACGCCAGCGCTGTCTGCGTCAGGCCAAATCAACCTTAAAGCCAGAGGGTCAGTGGTTCCTGGCTGGTCAATTCAATGGTGGCCACTGATGAAATATTCACTGATTTATGCTGATCCAGCCTGGGAATACGGGAACACCATCAGCAACGGCGCTGCCACTAACCACTACGGCACCATGAAGCTTGTCGACATGAAGCGCCTGCCTGTCTGGGATCTGGCTGCTGAGGATGCTGTTCTGGCTATGTGGTTCACCGGCACCCATACCCGCGAGGCTATCGAACTGGCTGAGGCGTGGGGCTTTAAGGTTCGCACGATGAAGGGATTCACCTGGGTTAAGTTCAACCCTCTGGCAGAACAGCACATCAACAAAGCGCTGGCATCCGGCAATGTTGAGGACTTTTACGACTTCCTCGATCTGCTGAACGGTCAGACGAAGATGAACGGCGGCAACTACACCCGAGCCAACACCGAGGATCTTCTCATCGCCACCCGTGGTAAGGGGCTGGAAAGGCTGAACGCGAGCGTGAAGCAGGTGATCTACAGCCCACTGGGTGAGCATAGCGCGAAACCGGAGGAGGCCCGCTTCCGTCTGGAGAAGCTTTACGGTGACGTTCCACGCATTGAGCTCTTCAGTCGTTGCGGCGCACCTGGCTGGCACCACTGGGGAAATCAGGCCGAATCTTCAGATGTTGAGCTGTTGCCTGGCTGGGTGGCATCAATCTGTAAACCGCAGGAACGCGCAGCATGAAACTTTCAGCCGAACAGGAGAATGCAGTACGCGATGTTGCGCGCCGCTGTGTCCGGGAGATAAGGGAAGCGCTGCAGCAGAAGCCCAAACCAAGCTGGAACACTGCTGTTCCGCCGATCCTGAAGAAGTATCACGAACAGGTGAAGCCTATGGGCGTATCCCTGGTGAAGTTTAACAGTGAAATTGGTCGCCTGAACGGGCGCTATGGAGTGGAGTCATGATCGGATTAACGCCACGTCAGAGTGAGGTGCTGGCTGCTATCAACCTCTACAAAGAGCGTACCGGGTTTCCGCCAACGATATCAGAGCTTACCGGGCTGATTGGATGCTCATCTGGTAACACCGCCGCAGGCCATGTGAAATCACTTCAGAAGAAGGGCTACATCTCCGTTGCGCCTGGCGCGGCCCGAGCAATAACCGTCCTCAAATCTGAATGCGATATGGATGCTGCCTCGATCATCAGGGCGCTTGTTAACGGTGAACAAGGTGCCAGAGAAAGCGCTGTGGCCTGGCTGGAAGAGCGCGGGGTCAAGCCATGAAGCTGATCCTTCCTTTCCCACCAAGCGTTAACACGTACTGGCGTGCGCCTAACAGCGGCCCGCTTAAAGGTCGCCATCTTATCAGTGCACAGGGTAGGGCGTATCAGAGCGCAGCGTGTATGGCTATTGTTGAGCAGCTTCGACGCCTGCCAAAGCCCTCATCCGCCCCGGCCGCAGTTGAGATCCTTCTTTTTCCACCAGATGCGCGCCGCCGTGACATCGACAATTACAACAAAGCGTTGTTCGATGCGCTCACTCATGCTGGTGTTTGGGAAGACGATAGCCAGGTTAAACGCATGCTGGTGGAGTGGGGACCGCAGGTGCCGGGTGGAAAGGTTGAGATATCTATCTCCAGTCATGAGCTTAAGACGGAGTCGAGACCGTGAGGGCATTACTGACACCTGAGATTGCCCCCATTGCCGGGGTCGTGCTCTTTCGCCCCGGTAGCGAACTGATGTGGCTGTTCCGCCAGGGTCGCGTAGTTATCGAAACTCCCGGCGAGCAGCTGGCAGATATGCCTTCCGGAGCCTTACCACAATCCCATCAGCCGCTGGCTGAGGATGCCAGCTTACAGCCAGTTTTCGAAAACCCCAGAGTGATCCAGTGTGCTGGTGGCTTGTCTGTTCTTGATGCCTGGCTGATGAAAAAACGTGAATGTCAGTGGCCTCATAACGACTGGCACGCGAGCGACTTCACCATCATGCGGCACGAACCCGGCAGCATCCTCCTGTGCTGGGGATGTGATAACCAGTTGCGTGATCAATCCACTGAAAGGCTGGCAGGCATTGCCAGTAAAAACCTGGTA